CTTGTAACATAGTAAGAGATGTAATAACATCTGGCGAAAAGTTTGGATAGAGTTTAGCTATAGCAGTAGCACGGTCTGCGTCTGCTTTTGTTACACTTGCTTTTGCTCTATTCCATTGCGTTTTTCTAGCAAGTATCTCTTTATATAAATCTTGTTCCGATTTAGGATCGTCAAAATAAAATACACCCATGTGTTACCCGAATTGTTGTGGCGTTCTATTTATTTTTTGACTTGCAAATTGCAATAAACTTATTAATTCTGCTGTTGGATTAGCTTGTGCCATTGCTCTTATTAACATTACATCATCTGGTTCTAACAACGTACTTTCTTGTTGTTGCAAACTAGACGGTGTAGTAATTGGAGTTCCATCACCTTCTGTAAAAATATCAGCTACTCCTGGTGCCATTGGTTGTAATGGTTGCGGGGTTCCTGTAACTTGTGGTTGTGGTGTAGGTTCTGTTCCTTCTTCTCCTGGTATTGTACCTTGCCTTACTTGATTTACAAGTGCTGCTTCTTCACCAGCGCTTTCATTAACCATACCTCTAACATCTTCTATGCTAGGTGCAACACTATCTGTTCTTCTGCTTAAACTTCCAGGACCACTTACTGCTGCTGGTCTTGCAGGTGCAGTATTTTTCTTTACCCTTCTTCCTCTATCTCTGCTACTACCATTCGCCATTTATATCTCCTATATCTTCTTGTGGACCAAACATTATTATTAGTCCATTAGGTATGTATTGTACTATCATTCCTTGTGGAAATCCTGATACTGTTGGTTCTTCTTCATTACCATACAATTCATAATCTTCTATTTCTTCTGTTGTTTTCTGCCATACATCAAACAATACTGTATTGCATATATCAGCAAATTGATAATTTAATTTATCTCTTTCGTTCATTGTTGAATACCGCCTAATAGTAATGAACGTATATCTGGTGCTGGACCTTGTGGTATAGCTTGACCGCCACCCATCATTTGTTCTAACATTGCTGCTTCACCTTCTGGTACTTCTGGTTCTTCTGCTGTATAAAATTTATCTAAGATTGCTTGCATGCCATCTGGATCTTTGTATATTTGCACAAGTGCCATAGTTGCTTTAGGATCTCCTTGACTTGCTTGTACCTTTAATGTTTCAAATAAAGTACGTTCTGCTTCATCTTTTAATATTCTATTGTTAATCTTTTGTACGTTTTCCAAACCGTCCATGTTTTCTTGCAAAGTCTCTTTGTCAATTATGCCTGCTTGTAATAACTGTAAACCAGAGACAATCTTGGTTGGTTCATCAAATCCTGCCATAACTCCATACACACGTCTTGTTCTATACATTCCAGATATATCTCGTTCTGGTGAATAATTTTCTGCGTATGCAGTTCCTTTAAAATAACCAGCTAATGGTTTAGATTTTTTACCGTTGAGAACTTCGTCCATTTCTAAACGTTTCATATCTAGTTCTTGTAAAGCGTCTTTTAGTGATAACTGATATTCTTTTACGTTTAAATCAACTGATGACAATAACTCTTGCAAACCTCTACCAGTAACAAAACTATTGGGAGATATTGCGTCATCTGATACAGGGTAACTTGCACCTAGTCGTAATTGTCGTTCTACTCTATCTATTTGTTGGAATAGCTGATACGGAATATTATTTGGTGGTTTAGCTACTTGGGAACCTGGTGTTAAATAGTTTACTGCAAATCTTCCACGCTTGTAGTTACCGCTTTCTAACTCACCAATAATGTTTGTTTCCGTAAATACACTATCTTCCATAGCAATAATAGATAAAACGTTTATCTTTGCCATAGCTGCCATTAAACCTAATACATGGTCATACTGTCCTTGTAATCTGTCAAAGCTAAATCTCTTAGCAATAACAAATCTAGGTCCAGACTTTAATGGATTAGGAATAAAATCTAATATTTGTTTTTGATCTGGTAAGAAGATGTATGTACCTTCTTCATTATAAAACTCTACTAATTCAGAACCGTCACCTAAATGGTTTTCCCAACTTCTTTGGAATTGGTCTGTATATTTAAATTTGCTGTACCCTGAAGGAAATTGTGAACTTTCATCAATAGGAACTTTAGCTTCTGGATACATAGATTTAATAACTGCATTAGGTACTAAACGTATAATGCCTAACTCTTTTGGATCTTGGTCTGGTCCGTAATATCCTGGATAACAATCATACGGATCACGAAGTTCTGCATGAGGATACATGTTTCCGTCTGGTCCCATTTTTTGTCGAACTACCCATACACAAAAACCATAACCTGGCAACCAACGTGCTGCCTGTGGAAGTTGTTTTTCCATTTTAGCTTCCATGTCATAACTATTAACAATACGTTCTAGTTTTTCTGCTTTAGTCTTTGCACGTTCACTATCTCGGTTGTCATAAGGATCGACTTTGATATCTGGCATACGTCCTAGCTTCTGTGCTAAGTGTTCTAAACCAGAATGTATCATATTAGGAATTGGTAAATCCTCATCATAGTTTTTACCATTCTCACCTAACAATGCTGCTACACCATTAGGACCGCCATTTAAAATATTTCTTACTCTATGTCTATAGGTATAGTGACCACTATATTCGTGCATACCTTTTAAGTCGTCTACTTTTACTAATAATTCGTCTGGATTATAAACCATTACCAAGGCACCTCATTAAACTCTGTTTTTTGAAAATCTGCATAACTAGGAGTATAGTCGTTCTGTACTTGCGCTAACATCATTTTTACATTGGTACGTATACGTTTCATTGGAAACCAACTTGCCATAACCAAGTCTGTTTTTGTTTTTACATTGCGACTATTGCTAGCACCTGCTTGACTAAAGTATAACAACTGTTGTCTAAATATACCTATTTTATTTTTAGTTTTTGCGTCACCCCAAGGTAAATTTATTTTGCCAGTTTCATACTGTCCTACCATGCTGGTAACACCAAATGTTGGATCCCATTTATTCTTATATGTTTGATGTCCTTCTATACGTACACCGTTTTGTGCTGCCCAATTTCTAATATCTTTATCTTGACCTATAGCACGTTGAAAACCATTCTCCTCTACAACCCAGTGACTTAACCAATACTTGTCATACCATTCTTTCATTAAATTATGTGCTTTTTGTATACCACCACCTTGGTCATTTTTCACATCTACTAACCATACTTGTTGTGTCTTAATGTTATATGCCCAAAGCACTGCTGCCTGGTATCCAGTACTAGCTGGATCAAGTCCTGCAATTAATGTTGTATGTGGTGGAACGTCACCTAAGTTACGTGATTTATCTAAACAGTTATCTATCATCTCTGCTGTAAACAATGCCATACCATCTGGTATTGCTTTATTTAAATAAACCATTTCAAAGATAGCTCTACCACCAGTAGTCTCTGCTGCGTGTAATTGTTCTAGTAACCATTTATGGCTTCGTTTACCTGCCCATAACAAATGTGGTGTATGGTCTAAAGTTTCATCTTCTAATGGTATTTCTAAATCATGCGCACGTTCTACAATGCTTTCCCATGCTTGATTATTTAAAAGATGGTGGTAAAGATCGTCTGGGTGCTGTCTTGATCCAATGACGACCATTCCTGTATGTTCCTCTTTTCGTGACTGTAATGTTGTAGTCCACCAGTTTCTTGTACTTTCTCTAGCACTTGGTTGGACAGTACTTCCATGATCTTCGATATCGTCTGCGATAATAAGGTCTGCGTCTCTGGAAAGGATTTTACCTCCTTTTCCAATAGCGACAAGAGTTGGCGACTTAATACCAGAGACTGTTCTAGTTGCAACAGTAAATTGACTGGACGACCAGCTTTTTCCACTGCGATTAGCAGGTCTAAATCCGTCCCAGTCTCCATAGTCTTGTATAAGTCCTTCATTGTTTTCTAAGTGGTCCAGTACCGCACCAACTGCGTTCTTGGCAATATCCTCGTTTCCTCCTACCCACATTACACGAATGTTAGGGTTTTTGCATATCATGTACACACAAAAGTGTGTTAACAAATCTGTCTTGCCATGTCGTGGCGGAGACAACACCATTAACCTTTTTCCGTGCAGTATGCTCTCTATTATAGCTTCGATCCAGTTTTTTTGAAAGTCTGGTGTTTCATAATGCTTACCTTGCTCTGTTAAAAAATAATTATCTCTAAAAGATATAAAGTCATCTACAGATATGTTAAATGTTACAAAACTATCATCATCTTTTTCACGCTTACGTTTTGCAAACTCGGCTTCTTTTGTTTGGTCCTCTACCCATGCTGCCATAGCTCTGGACACTGTTGCCTGACTGCAATTTAATATATCAGCAATTTCTTTCTTTGTCTTTTTACCCTCTAAAATGTCGGTAAAAAAATTTTTTTTCTTCATTACTGCGTAATAATCGCCTCTACGTTTTTGCAAGTTAGGATCAACATCTTTGACTACCTGGAACTCGTTAGCAGTTTTCTTTGCTCTATATGCTCTTTTCTTTACTCTGTTAGCGCATTTGTCGCTACAGTATTTATGCCTACCTTCTGGTAAAGGTGCAACACAATCAGAGGCAGTACATAATGTGTTTTTTTCTTTATTTGACATATCTATATGCTATAGTGTAGCATAGATTAATAAATCGGAACAAACATTATGGACTTCCTGCCTACAACAGGTCCATAAGATTAAGTCGAAATAAAGTGTTGGCATAGCAGGTCCGCACCAGTCGTCCGCAAAGGGACATTCCTCACATTTTATTTATTAGAGAGAGAGCGCATATTCGTTGTTACTAGACTTAATAAACTGGTTTGGGTTGGGAGTGACACAGGGATCGTTACGACTACAATCCGACATTTAAAGATTACAATAATAAATACTACATATAGTATGTTTTTATTGTAAATACT